GTCTCAGTTGGCACAGGCTGGTCTCAGTTGGCACAGGCTGGTCTCAGTTGGCACAGGCTGGTCTGTGGATAACCTGTGGATAACCTGTGGATAACTTGTGGATAACCTGTGGATAACCTGTGGATAACCGCGACAATCCACAGGTTGTCCACAGGGATGCACAGCCCACTCACCCGTCAAAAGCACTTTCACTAAACATTCACTTCTTCTGCCGTTTCGTCCCAAAGCACCGAAAACACCCCCACCCCCTCTTTTCAGAATCCAAAAAATCGGCCTCCACAATTTCAAAAGAAAAAACGTCCAGATTCACAATTTCCGTCATATCGTTCGATAAACTCAACCTATGGTGATCCTCCTGCCTCCCCCCGAGCGTGAGTTTCTGGCGTCCCTGTCTCGCCCACTTCTCGCCATTCGCCTCCGTGACCTGAACAAAGCCGGTTGGTCCCTACACGCACTAGCAAACTCCCTTGAGCCTCCACGACCAAAGACAACAGTGCATTACTGGATCTCAAACGCCACAGCCCCCACACCTACCTACTTTCCATCCACATATCCGCCTCCCCCCTCCCAGCGGGCAATGCGTCCGGTCTCTCCGTCAGTTCCTCCGCACCTGCGCCCACGTCTCAAAGAACTTGCTCAACTAGCCCAGCGCAACCGCGCCAAGATCCGCCCCGATGCGCCACAGGCTCGCGCATCCGTAGAACTCACAGAACTAGCGCGACTTCTCAATCAAAAAGGAATCCCCACCGCCGCCATCGCTGAGGCGGCAGGCATTTCGTATCGAGCGATGCATCGGAGGCTAACCGCAACATGAACAATCATTATGTAGTCGTCTGGGGGCGAGATGAAGCCACCCCTCGCTCTCGGCGCTATGCCACATACACAGCCAGAGACGGGCGCCCCCTCGCGTTTCCCGACACAAACTTGTGGTTCGCTGACTGTCCGACGGTCACTACCAAGGAAGAACTTGATGAGATCATAGAGTCAAACCCGCATCAGCAGGTTCTCGTTCTTCTCGAAGACGCCGCCAGAATTCTTGGATGGGACGACATCGCTACCTCGGAGGAATAAATAATGTACACAGTTGTTGCCGATGTCTATCCAGCCATCATCGCCATTGCGCCTGCAAATTCTGTCCAAGACTTGACAGATTTCCGGCCAACCTACCGAAAGGCCCATCCAGAAGGCACTCGCCTACTTGACCGCGCTCGGATTGTGCTTACCGACACCAAGATTCTGATTGCTGTTGACTCGCCCACCGGCCCCACTCTCGTCTTCCGCGAGGATTACACGGAGCACATCAAGAACCGAGAACTCAAAGAGCATTACATCAAAACAGCCAGCGGAAAGATCCTGTCCGTTGGAAAGGACCAGAACTGCGGCTGCGGATCTCGACTTCGGTCTTGGACGCCGTTTGGAAACATTATGATGGCAACGAACCCAGAGGATTTTTAATGTCGCGTAGTACTACAGATCTGGTTCGCACCGGACTTGCTACATATCGACTAACTCGCCTTATTACACGGGACACGATCACGGCTCCCATTCGGGAGAAAGTCTGGAAAAACCATCCTCCGCATCAAAGCAAGATCGGCTACGTCCTGACCTGCGATTGGTGCTCATCCATCTACGCAGCATCAGTTCTAGAAATTTCCCGTATCATTGCGCCTAGGCTAACTGCGCGTGTCGAGACTGTACTAGCCCTCTCGGCTGTCGCAGGGTTGCTCACTGCGTACGAGGACAAGGACTGAAAGGTTCAACACCTCCTACTCCGTTTTCTAATGACACGCTAAGGGGTTTTTGTGGGCATCTTCCGATCTGATAGTTCGGACAATCTGCCGGTCATCGTTACCGGCTTAGGGGCAACCCCTGCCCGTGCTGTCGCCTACGACACCCCGCGTGCCATCACCGCCGCTGCAACGCAGATCAAGATCAACGACAAAGCAGAGTTTGAACAGTTCAAGAGTAGGCGCTCTTCCGGCTCCAGCACTTGGCAAGGCGAGGCGTGGGAGTATTACGACGCTATCGGTGAAATCAAGTACGCCTTCAATCTCGTAGCCTCTGTCATTTCGCGCATTCGGATCTTCCCCGCAATTGTTGAAGATCCCTCACAGGCTCCCGTTTCGGTCACCCAGTCCGTCAAAGTTGACGACCGCCTCGCCTCAGCCGCCGACCGCGCCCTTGACCGGCTCAACTCCGCTTTCGGCGGACAGCCCGGAATGCTGCGCGATGCCGCGCTCAACCTCTCTGTTGCTGGTGAGTGCTACCTCGTACAGATCCCAGAGCGCATCGGCTCCCAGATCCCTGAGTCGTGGGACATCCGTTCCGTTGACGAGATCAAGACCGACCCGCGTGGCGGCTACTCCGTCGTCGGTCGCCGCGAGATGTCGAACAGCGGAAACCAGAATGGCCCCGCCAACAGGCTCCCCTCCAATGCGTTCATCGGTCGCATCTGGCGCTCACACCCCCGATACTCCGACGAGGCCGACTCGTCATTGCGCGGCCTTCTCGATCTCTGCTCCGAACTGCTGCTGCTCAACCGCACCTTCCGCGCTACCGCTCGCAGCCGCCTCAATGCTGGTGCGCTCTACCTGCCGGACGGACTGAGCGTTGCAGCGCAGGGTGACGTTGACATTTATGACGACGACACTGATCTCAATCCGACCATCACCAGCGCGGAGATGGAAGACGATTTTGAAGAGCAGTTGATCGACGCGATGACGACGCCAATCCGCGATGAGGAATCAGCCTCCGCCGTTGTGCCGCTTATTATTCGTGGCCCAGCGGAACTTGGCGACAAAATCAAGCAGTTTAAATTTGAGCGTTCTTTCGACCCGGCACTTGCTCAGCGTGCTGACCGCGTGCTGGAGCGCATTCTTCAGGGTCTGGATGTGCCGAAGGATATTGTCACCGGCCTTGCGAACGTCAAGTACTCAAACGCTCTCCAGATCGACGAGACGCTCTACAAGACGCACATTGAGCCGCTGATGCTGCTCATTGTTGACGCGCTCACCGTTGTCTATCTGCGTCCGTACCTACTCGCATCCGGCTTCACCAAGGACGACGTTGACCGCATCGTTGTCTGGTACGACCCCTCAGCCGTCTCCACCCGCAACGACCGCGCCGCCGATGCCGATTCAGGCTACGACCGCTACGCCGTCAGCCTCGACACTTGGCGTCGGGCGCACGGCTTCTCTGATGCAGATGCTCCTAATGCCAACGAACTGGCAATTCGGATGATGATCGAGCGCGGTGCTATTACGCCGGAACTTACCGAGGCAATGCTCGGCGCTCTGGCCCCCGGAGTCATGGACGCCGTTCGAGCCGCGCAGCAGGCGTCCTCGGTAGGAGCAATCCCGCCTGAGGTTCAGCAGATTCTCAAGCAGGCGGGCGGTGCAGCGCCAGCGGGAGCACCAGCACCGGCACCAGCAGCGCCAGCAACCGAAGAAGCACCGGCTCCTCCACAACAGCAGACAGAAGCACCAGCAGCGACACCTACGGAACAGACCCCAGCACCAGCCCCGCCGCAGGAGGAGCAGCCAAATGCCTGACCGCAAGGCACCTAAGAAAGACCAGATCACCGGGTCAAAGACAAATAAACCGGGGAGTGCCAAAGGCTCAGAGTCTTCCCGCATGATTAAGTTTTCTGATGCTACGGAAACCTCTCTGCGTAACAAGGTTGAGCAGCACAATGAGAAAGCCCCTAAGTGGCGGAAGACCTCTCTAGCCACACTCAAGGCTGTTTATCGTCGTGGAGCGGGCGCATACTCCACCAGCCATCGCCCCGGCAAGACCCGGAATCAGTGGGCGATGGCTCGGGTCAATGCCTTCCTGAAACTTCTTAAGTCTGGTCGCCCAGAGAACTCTGCGTACGTTTCCGACAATGATCTTCTTCCTGCCAGCCATCCTCTAAGCACCAAGCGAAGCAAGAAGTCGCTGACTGCTGGTGCAGGAATTCTGGTTCCCGAGGAGCATGAACTGGCAGAGGCTCTTCTTGAAATTGCCGACACTTACGGAAAGTTCAACGAAGATGGCACCGGAATCTACGCCGGATACACTCCGGCAGCCGAGAATCCTGTTGCCAATATTGGAGTTATGTGCGCCAATTGCGTGCTTTATCGGGGAGATGACAGGTGCTCTATTATTGATCTCCCGGTTGAACCAGCCGGAAAGTGTCGATTCGCCGTTATCCCAGACGGGATTGTGAAACCCGAAGTTGACACTCTTGACGAACTAGATGTTCTCCCTGAACTACTGATTACTGTTAAGCCGCAGGACGAGTACGAGTCCTCTGAAGATGCAATTCTGGACATGATTGAGTACTCAGGTCTTGGTTACGAGACAGAACCTGCTTTTAAGGCAACATGGATGCGTGCAACAAATGATGGTGATAATCCATTCACAAGAGCATTATCTATGGCAGAATTAGGATATAACAGTCAGGACGCTGACCTATTGCCGCGCGTTGAGAAGGGTAACAACCAGTGAAGAACTTTCGCTCTCACCTGCCCGCAGCAGAAGCATTTCGACTTCGCGCAGAGGTCACCAAGACTGTTGTCGCGGCTAATCAGGGAGTTCCAACGTGCCGACGTGTAAACGTTGGCACCGCTGACGTTGTCGTACAACGCTCTCTCGTGGCCTCTAGCGGCCTAGCGTCGTCTCTTCGACATCATTTGGCCCTTGTAGCCCTAAGCCGCTATATCGAACTTGCACAGCACAACCGTAGCAAGACCGAGTTTGCGATTGACACTGACCTACTTCCAATTGCTCACCCTCGATCCACCGCTCCGCACGCCATGACTGCCTCCGCTCTGCGTGAGGCTCAGGCTATGTGGATCTCGTCTGATCCCAGCATTTCTGACGATCATCGGGGTCTTGTTGCTGCCGCACTGGTCTCAGAACCCGGCTCTGTGGAGCACTTTTATGCTATTTCTAGGCTAGAAGCCGCGCACGACAGTACGGCCCTTCAGGCTCTTATTGCCTCGTTTGGCGACGGAAACTCTCGCGCTGCTCGTTCGGCTCGCGCCAAACTTCAGCGCCGCGACCGTAAGGGTCGATTCGCGTGGATGGGCGGCGGTCTGAGGAACCTCATCCGCCGAGCCAACGGTCAGGTTGAGTCGTTTTCGGGTCGTTTCATCAAAGAGTCAAACAATGGTGACTTCTTTGAAATGGAAACACCCGACGGGAAGATCTGGCAAGTTCCTGCATCTAAGTCCGAGGCTATCAAAGCGTTCCGACCCCTTGTTGAAGGGGGAGACGGATACGCAGGTGTTCCAGCCAATGTTTCTCTCGAAGATGCGGATTCAATTGTCGACGAAGCCGATCTGGTTGAGTTGGATGCACCATCCGGATATGCAACGCTTTCCGATGAAAACGGTGTAAAAACTTTTGGCATGGATGACGGTGGTGATGACTACCGTATTGAGAAACGTACTAATCAGGATGGCGAGCGGGAGTTCAAGGTATTCCGAAACGGCGGAGATAATGCCGAAGTAGGAACTTTTAACTCGTGGAATGGCGTTCATCGCGCTGTTGTCAGGGACGGCAAGAAGGCCAATAAGTCAGACGCTGCCAAGGCCCGACTCGACGGTAAGACCGGCAAGGAAGCGCAGTACAACGATTTCAAGGGCGGACTTGAGTCCGAGGTAGACCATGACGGTGACGCTAAGGCCATTTCTAGGACTGCTCTCGACTATTTCAACACAGGTGAGACTTCTGGGAAAGATACTCCTGAAGATATTGCGAAGCGCCTAGACCTCAACGCAGATGCTCTCGAAGAAGACAACAAAGATCCGGAACTTGTGGAGGATCTTCGTGACGCCGCAAACGAAATTCGAGAGCGGCTAAAGGCAAAGGCAACCCTTCCCTCGCAGCGGGAAGAGACTGCAAATGCAGCAGATGTTGCATGGGACGCTCCAGACACCGCATACGTCCTGTCAAAGATCGAGATTGACGATTTTGTTCCTAAGGGGAATAGGGGTCAAGAATCCTCCGACTACACGGACGACCCTGCTGCACTTGCTCAGATGTTCGAGGCAGATGAACTTCGCGATGGCCTAAAGGGTGCGCTTCTTGGCGACGAGGAGAACGGCGCTGGCAAGGGCCAAGGCGTCATGCTGTTTGAGCAGTACGAGTTTGTCCCCGCTGCCGCACTTCATCGCGCCATGTCCGAGCGTGGCATGGATGCCGACGCCGAGGTTGCCAAGATTTACGACGATGCAAAGGGCGGCGACACCAACAAGAAGCGTCTGGACGAGACACGCAGTGGCATCACGCCGTCAGATAAGTCACAGGGCGGCAGTGCCAAAAACTCGGTAATGCGCGGTATTGCCCTCGAAATGTCCCCCGAACTCCGTGAGCAGGTCGGAAAACTGCTTGCCATGCCCACCGAAGACAATGAGGTGGATCAGCACCTGAAATTGGGAGACATCATTCTTGATGAACTTCTCAAGGGAGGTGCAGCCGGGAAGGGGAAGGGCGGCGGAGGAATTGGCGCTCACTGGACTGGTGGCGCTCGCGGAATTGCAGAAAAGGCCGCTGGAATTGCTAAGGGGGGAGGGCACCTTCCCGTCATTGTTCACGCTGAATACGAGGGTGAACGAAAGATCGGCAAATCGGCTTTTGGTGACGAAGATGAGCATACAATTGACGCGGGGACACCGCTTCGTGTTACTCGAATTGAAGTTCTTGACCAAGGCAAGTGGCTAGATGTACTTCCTGAGCCACGAGAAGTTGTCAATGGCAAAGTTGTTAGCGAAAACAAGGGCAAGAAGAAGGCCGCTAAGCCTATTGCCTCTCTCCCCGAGGAAGGCAAGGATATTAGCGACGACGTCGCCAGCAAGATTCTTCAGAGTGTTAAGGATACTGGCGGCCTTTCCATCAACATGGTCGACGGTAGCCTTCCACCAGACGGCTACATGGTTGCCAAGGGTGGAGTTGCCGGAGATATTGTTCCCGCTGCCGACTTCTTTGATCCTGAAAAGGGTCCGCAAATCCTTAGCGACTTCTTCCGTAAGAACCGAGATCTTCTAGCAAATGGCGACTATCTTGGTCTTTGGCATCAAACCTCCGTAAAACGTGTTGATGAGAATAACGAGCCAATCCTTGATGAAAACGGCGAAGAGATCTATGATCCGATTCCGGAAGAAGACCATAAAGTATTCCTAGATGTTTCCGAAAACATCAAAGACCTCGAAGAAGCAAAACAAGCGGGCCGTGATCGCAACCAGATTAGTATCTGGGATGTCATCAATGAAGAAGAGATTAGTACTGGTGGTGACGGTTCTCTAGCCGAACTAGATTCACGACCAGATCGCAAACTAGCGGATACCTTGGACCGCGCTAAAGCACTTCAGGACGAAGGACGTGGTGAGCCAGTCTCAGACCCGCCCACTCCGGAAGAAGAACTCCGAGGTTACTATGACTCTAAGTTCACTCAGCATGAAGACCTAAAGAACGAACTATCTAACAGCGAACGAGACTTTGTCGGGGAATGGGTATTCTCCCTTGATTTTGTTGAGGAAGCGCGTAACGCTGCCAGACAAATTCTTGAAGGCAACAAGCCAGAGAGCGAGTACTACGAACGAACGGCTCTTGCTGGTCTGAGCATGGTTGAAAACAGTCCAAAGACTGACAATCCGCTCTACCGAGGCATGTTCCTTAATGGCAAGGATGCAAACGCTCTTGTTGAGGGCGGAGATTATTATATTCCGCTTGGCGCTTTCAGTACCGCTAAAGGCGAAGCCGAAAATTTTGCAACACCACTGCTGAACGTGGAAGACGGGCGCAGAGTTCTTATTGAGTTGGAGCCGGGTGCTCGGGCTATTCCAATGGTTGCCTTTGAGCCCGGTGCGTCAATCGGGGAGCACGTTACCTCTGGAAAGTTTGAGGTTCTTGGCATTGAGCAGGACGGCAACATCACCCGCGTAAAAATGCGTCAAGTTGCCACCCTGAAGCCCGGTGACCTCAAGCCAAGCGATACCACAGTACTTGACAATCCTGACGCAATTGAGCAGGGATCTACCAAACTAAGAGATCCAAGGCCAAAAAACATTCAGGATTGGACAGTTGAGGAACTTGCTGACACAATTGCACGGCTAGAAGAAGTTCTTAAGAATGCTCCAAGGCGGAAGCCTACTGACGGCAAGCGTCGAGGCGATATCAGCAACACTCGTAATTATCTCGCTAGTCTCAGGCGTGAACTTAATAAGCGTGGCGAAGGAGTTGGAAATGAAGAGTCAACATCCAGATCGGATTCAGGTGATACAGATTCCCGATCTGTCACAGATGACGGACGAGGAACTGGACGCTCACGCTCGACAGGTGTGGGCGAAGGCGGTCGAGGCAATGAAGGCCAAGGACAAGGGGTAGATTCACCAATCGGAAGGTCTGAAGCACTCGACCCATCGCAAATGCGTCCGGGCGACTGGATCTTCTACGACGGTAAGTGGCGTCGAATCAAGACTGCCGAGGCTGTCGGAAGTGGCGGGAGTCGAAAGACTGGATTTATTGAACTGACATTTGATGACGGACAGACTATCCGTTTCGATGCCTACGACAAGAACAAGCGCCAGACTATTATTCCTCCTCAGGACTCTAATCTAGCCCCAGTTGATCTTCGCGATGGCACGTTCCTCTACAAGGGAGTTCGCTTCCGTCTTAGTTACGGAAAGTACACAGCAGTCGGAGATATGGCTGGGAAGGGCATCAAGTCCGGCAAAAATCTTGATGAGATGGCTGCCAACATTGATGACTACTACACCAACAACCCAGACGTACAGATCCCAGAGCAGCCAGACTATCTGTCTCAGGCTGAAGAAGCCTTCCGCCCAGAAGGTGACTCCTCAATGGAGATGCCGTACAGGTGGCGAGTTGGGGACTGGGTGTTCTCCGGAGGCAAGTGGCGTCGGATTGCCTCTATTGACAAGAGGACGCTGAAGAAGACTGGCAAGACCATTGGCTACGACGTTACCTATGAAGACGGCTCCACTGAGTCCTTCGGCGGAGATTCGCGCGATACGTCAGAAGCACGAATTGTAATTCCCGGTACTCCAACTGATGCCAATGCCCCGGTTGATAACCGCGACGGCACTTGGACGTATCGAGGCGTCACTTTCAAGAAAGCCTTTGGAAAGTGGGTCGCGGTCGGTGGAGGAGTAACTCCATCAGAGTCCTTCGACGACTTTCTTAAGAACATCGACGCTTCAATCGACTCTCCGGATTCAACTGGCAAGGGCACAGGTCAGGGACAGGGTCAAGGCGTAACCCCCACTCCCACTCCCACTCCCACTCCCACTCCCACTCCCACTCCCACTCCCACTCCCACTCCCACTCCCACTCCCACTCCCACTACGCCCCAAGAGCCGACTCCTACTCCAACATCCGAAGATTTCCCCGGTACGGGTCGACAGAAGGTTCTCAACCTTGGTGAGGCATCAGATGAAGCCATTTCTGCCGAGATTGCTCGCGCTCAAGAAGAAATGCGTACCACCGCTGACCAAAAGCGCTCTGGTGAACTCGACGCATGGATTGCGGCGCTCATCAATGAGCAGTCCATCCGTCAATCCGGTCTTGATAAGGTCGATGCTGATGTTGCCCGCAGTCTGAACGCAGATGTGTGGGAGTCTGCCACTGATTTCTACAAGTCTGTCGATGACGACAATGTTTCTGGTGAAGAGGCATTAGATAAACTCGATGCACGAGATGTCGTACAGACCCGTCTCGATGAATTCATTGCCAACCCATCTGAAACTACCACGACCCCAACAACCCCCGGCGTGGATCAAGATTCCATAACGCAGGAACGCAAGAGCCTTGAGTTCGTTCTGGGTGTCCTTTCAGATGAGGGACTCTACAATGCTATTGATAAAATTGATGAAAAACTTAACGATCAGTCTAATCCAATCACTGACCAAGTAGAGCGATTGAGGCTGTCAGCAGAGTCTGGTCTATATGATCGAGAGGCCGAGATCAGGTCTTACAAACTGACAGACCGCGAACTTGCTCGTAAACTTAATGGAGACATCTGGGAAGCGGAAACCAAGTACAACGCTATTCAATCAAGCCCCGACTCGTCTCCAGAAGAAAAAGCAGCCGCTAAAGCGGCTTATGAAAATGCAGAAAAGACTTTCAAAGATTTTATCTCGACCAGTTCCAAATCTGTCAATTCAAAACTTGCTGCTCAAAATGTTCCCTACCCTCTCAAGCCGAGTCTCCTAGCCCCGACTCTAAGCCAGTATGTTGAAGACTGGGACATTAAAGATCCAAAGTCGCTTGAGACGTCTCTATCTATGGCTTTCAATCAAGTAACAGCCGAAGATATTACAATCAACATTCCTGCCCGAGAACTTCTAGAGGTTCTAGAAGACGGTCGATTCAAGAGTGTTTTTGAGACCAAAAAGAGCGAAGAAAGCGAAGCATACACCGCCGGTAGAAGGGCTCTAGAGACAGAAGTTTTTGGAATTCCCGAAGACACACCGGACAGCATTCGACCGATCTCGGGCGTAATCCACAATCATCAAAACGCATCTGTATATGGGCCAATTAAAGTAACTCTCAAAGATGAAGTAAAAAACAGGGCTTCAATAGTTGCAGGAGATTCGTACCTTTCAAAGCGTAATCCTGTTTCAATTATGTCTCTATATGATGATACTGCTAAGTCTGACGATATCTTCCGCGCATGGGTAGATACCGAACTACTGTCTAGAATCAACAATGTTGATAAAAAAGATCTGGTATCGGAGATTCTACGAGAAAGTACAGGTTATTGGGAGGCATTAGTTTTTGGGGGAGTCTCCCTAGACGATATTGACCACGTTACAGTTCCTGACTCCTATAAAGACGATCCTACTCACGCCGACCTGATGAGATTGCTCAGTGAAAAAGGCATTGACGTTAGGTTCGAATCAACGCAGCAGGCAGCACCAATTGCACCGAAGCGAGTTACGGTCTCAGCAAGAGACGTTCAGCCCGGTGATATCACCGTTACCACACAGAACGGTGTCCTTGAGTACTTTGTCATCGAAACTGTCACACCGACAGAAGACGATAAGTACATTGCCGTAGGCGGATACTTCCCCGGACACGTTACTCAGAACACAAAGCGTTGGGATCCAAACACCTCTATCACCGTAATTCGCGGAGTGCCTGAGGCTCTTGTCCCAGCAAAGGGTGATCTTCCAGAACTCTCCAAGCCAAAGATGGAGGACTACGGAAAGAAGCGCTACGCGACGTACAAGAAGGCAGACGGTTCAAGCGTCAAGAAGTGGTTCTTGGAAGATCCTGAGGCTCAGAAGAAGTTTGAAGAAGATCTTTCCGCTGTACTAAAGCAGATTGAAGATGCTGGCAAGCGGTTTGCAGATCCCACAAGTTCAGGGGACTCTAAGGGATCTGTCATTCCTGAGCCGCTCAAACCAACTAAGCCATTCACCACACCGTTCCCTCCATTCCAAGGAGATTTTGCGTCGATTGTTCGTGATGCAAATGGTGACTGGAATGCTGTACAGGAAGCGCTGAAGGACAAAGACCTAATCTTCTTCGACTTCGAGACCACTGGTATCGACGAGAAGGACGGCAATGAGCCGTGGCAGGTCTCTGCGATCAAGGTTCGCAACGGAGAGATTATTGATCGCTACTCCACATATATTAATCCCGGCAGAAGCATTGTTGACACCTATGCTGGCGGAGTAGACGACAAGGGTAAGCCAAGGAACTCTGATCCTGACGGTAATCCTTTGACGGATGGATTCCTCTCCACTCAGCCATCACAGCAGCAAGCGTTTGCCGAACTCCTTGACTTCATGGGCGACTCTCCGCTTTTGATCGCTCAGAACGCTAGGTTCGATCACGAGATCATCGACCGTAAGGCCAAGGAGTTTGGCCTCACGTTCAACCCAGCCGGAATTGCTGACACCATGACAATGGCAACAGCAATGTTCAGTCAAGCAGTTCCAGATCCGGATGACCCCAATAACACTGTTATTGAGAAGACTCCTGACGCCCCCAACAACAAGAAGTACTACAACTTGTTCACTCTTGCCAAGGCGTTTGGGGTAACCCTAGACAACTGGCACGATGCCGATTCCGATGTTCAGGCTACCCACAAGATTTTCGAGGCTCTTATTCAGCGGGGTGTGGACGGAAACGGTGGTCTTGCTTCAGAAGTTGACGAGGCGCAGCGCCGGTTTGAGAATTCCCTTGAGCAGGAGAAGAAGAACCTCGCGAAGTACGAAGAGGATCGGATCAAGTATCTAGCAGACAAGGCCGTATTTGACGCTCTTGTTCGCGGAGAAACTGTCGACGTAGATGCTGTAGTAAACAATGCATCAACTTCACCAACAGGAGTCTCTGAAGTTCAGGGACAAGACGACAATAATGATCCTGATCCCGAGGTTTCCACTGACAAGAGCGGAGGAAGTGGCGACAGCATTCCTCCGACTACCGGCGATGGAGATCCATACGCAGACGAGCCCTTCCCGCCAACGGAGCAGCAGCGCGAGATCATCGACGCTGTAATGACAGGAGAAGATGTCGTTGTTCGTGCCCTCGCCGGTACAGGAAAGACATCTACTCTAAAACTTATTGCTCGTAGGCTCAAGAAGGAAAATCCCGGCAAGCGGATTATTTACATTGCCTTCAACAAGTCTGTGCAGACAGAGGCACAAGAGACAATGCCGGACAATGTCGAGTCCCGAACTGCGGACTCCATTGCTTGGCAGGCAGTCAGTTCAAAGATCACAGGCAAGAAGGGTAAGTCCACAAATATCACAAAGATCAAAGAGATTGCTGTCTACATGAAGGCTGGACAGGTCAAAGATCCTCGTGATAACAGCAACATTCTTACCCCCACCGAAGCAGTAGTAGCGGCAAATAGGGCTGTCAATGCATTCACTATTAGTGCCGATGATGAAATTTCTTCAAAGCATTTTGAACTGGGAGAGGATCAAGTACTAGATCCCGCGCTGCTAGATCTTGCTCGGAGAATGTGGGAAGATTACAAGAGCCCAGATGGTCGACTAGGCATCAAGAACAACCATGTGACCAAGATGTGGGCGCTTTCTCGACCAGACCTCTCCACGTTTGGTTCTGGTCTTAAGAATCCAGCAGACATCATCTTCTTCGATGAGGCTCAGGACATCAACCCGGTTCTGGCAAAGGTCGTTGCAGACCAGAAGATTCAGAAGGTCTACGTTGGAGACGGCAATCAGGCTATCTACGGTTTCCGTGGAGCAGAGGATCAACTAGACAAGGTAGTTGCCAAGCACGATCTACCACTAACAAAGTCTTGGCGCTTTGGACCTCAGGTTGCTGGTATGGGCAACAGGTTCCTCAAACTTCTTGGTGCAAAGCATCGAGTTGAGGGCGGCGGTCCTGACGGAGAGATCCTTGAGCCGAAGACAATGACAGATGCAGATGCTGTCCTTGTTCGGTCTAACGGTGGCGCTCTTAAGGCAATCATGGAAGAGATTGCACGAGGGCGAACTGTTGGTATTTCCGCTGCCTATCGCGATGAACTCACGTCTCTTGTTGACACAGCAGCATGGCTCAAGGCTGGCGGGGGTGCTGGTAGCAAGCCTTACAAGATTCATGAGGACTTGGCCCCATTCTCAAACTGGGAAGAAGTTGCTAAGGCAGCCACTGCTGGAGACGATGCCAAGGTTGCCATGCTTCACAACATGGTTGAGAGCACTGGTATTGAGGGAATTAGGAGCATTCTCTCTCAGGTAAGAACCTCCAACAAGAATGCCGAGAGCGGCGTAGAAGTAAAACTTCTAACTCCCGAAGAACTAGCCGATGGCGCTTCCGGAGATCTTGCCGACGGTATTTCCTACACTGTTACTAATGGCCGAGTCGAACTTTCTGGTAAGAAGACATTCCAAGGTAAGGACACGATCAAGGCCCACGGATTTAAGTGGGATAAAGATAAGAAGACTTGGTATCTTCCAAACGACGACCCAGAAGATACGCTCGACAAAGTCAATAAGTTGAAGAACGCTCTCAACGGCGGGCCGGGAGAAGATCCAGTAGACGTCGTCATTACCACTGCTCACAAGGCAAAGGGTCTTGAGTGGGATCGCGTAAAGATTTACGATGACTTCCGTGGTCCCAAGAAGAATCCAAAGACTGGGTTGCTGGACATGCCAAGTCCAGAAGAAATGCGCTTGGCCTATGTTGCAGTCACTCGTGCAAAGAGGGCTCTTGATCCGGGCTCTTTGGCTTGGGTCTACAACTTCACAGAGGACAGCGACGAGTCTCCAAATCCGCCTCAGGAAGATGTCGTTCCTACAACACCTTCTGCTGAAGAAGATGTCGTTCCTACAACGACCCCAACCGAGCAAGAGAAGCCGGAAACTTGGGAAGTTGACGGGATGTCCTATGAACTTGTCAAGGATGACAACGGGGTAACTCACGCGGTAGGTATCAAGTCCAGTACTGTTCAAAGACTTCGAAACGGCGACATTACTCCGCCTACTCTTCCGTTCTTTGCCCCAAGGTCTGGTGGAACTGATCTCAACACTGGCGAGGGCTACTTCTTCTCGACGAATGGAAAGCGTTTCTGGGGCAAGTACGGTGCCGCAGGAGCACTGCTTCGCCGCAAGAACAAGGATGGGGTTTACGAGTACTTCCTCACCAAGCGTTCATCTTCTCTGTCTCAGGGCGGAGGAACATGGGCGTATCCGGGTGGAGCACATAAGGACGCAGTAGATGCCGCCAAGGGTGACGCTACCGCTAAGGAAGAGTTCTCTGAAGAAGTCGGTGGAAACATTGACGACCTCACTCCATCGTCAACGTACTCAGCGGAGATTGCTCCTGACTGGTCGTACGATACTTACATCTTTGATGTTCCAGAGGGATCATTCAGTGACATGAAGGTCTCCGATTGGGAGACCAGCAAGACTGGATGGTTCACCGCTGAGAAGATCAAGCAGATGGCATCTGTTGGACGACTTCATCCAGACTTTGCCAAGACCTACGAAGCCATCATCCCAGAAGAAGCACCTGTGGAGGAAGTTTCCACTCCCGATGGGGTCATGTTTGACACTTCTGGTTGGGTCAAGATTGGCGGGCAGAAGGGAAGCAATGAAGGAGCCTTCTACCGAGATCCGGAGACTGGCAAAGAATATTATGTAAAGATCCCACAGACAGAGCGTCATGCTCGAAACGAGGCTCTCGCTTCAGCGTTCTATGCGGCTGCTGGAACTAAGAATGGACAAATCTTCCTTGGAAGAGATGCTAACGGCAAAACCGTTTTAGTTTCTCCCCTTGTGGAAGGTGCAAAGGCAGACTTCCGCGATAAAAAGGATGATCCAAAGTTTAAGAGGCAGGCTCAGGAAGACTTTGCAGTAGATGCATGGCTAAATAACTGGGACTCCGTTGGTCTGGGGTACGACAACATGGTGACCACCCCAGAAGGAGATCTCTACCGAATCGACCCCGGAGGGTCGCTTCTCTTCAGGGCTCAAGGTAAGGATAAGTCACAGACCCTCACCCCTGAAGTCACTCAGATTGACTCGCTTCGCGATCCATCCGTCAATCCGCAAGCCGCTGACATCTTTGGCGACATGACAGATGAGGATCTGGCAGAGTCTGCGAGAAAAGTAGAAGCGCTGACTCCAGAGCAGATCGACAGTCTTGTTGATTCCTTCTTTGGTGATTTCCCCGACGACGCCGAGTACCTCAAGGAGAGGCTCAAGGCCCGACGAGAGTATCTGATCGACAGGTTCCTCAAGTCTGAGCCCGACACGGTAACTGAAGAACCAACAACGACGACGACAACAGTTCCAAACGAGCCTATTGATTCGAATAATCTCATTCTTAATATTGCAAAATCCTATGACGATGCTCAGAAGTATCTACCAACTACGAGCATGGAGGCGCTTGCAGTAAAGCAGAAGAGTTACGAAGCCTTCAACAATGCTCTAGTTGCTATCAATAATGGAAATGTAGCAGAAACTGTAGAAGCAATTAGAAATCTTGCTGACGCTGTCGATGAGATGGCCGACTACTACAACTCGCTGCCAGACACCAGTCCTGATTCATTTGAATCAACTCAAATTAATGCTGCCGCCAATCAGATTCGTCAGTGGGCTGATCTACTTGATGGAGGGTCGTCCTCTTCATCGAGCGGCGATGACACGTCGACAAGCGCTGATGAGACATCAGACACTGAGACTCAAGAAGGCGGAGATCAGGGTACCAATCAAGTTATCTCAGAGCCTCCGCAGCCAGCAGATCCTGCTAACTACCAATCTGACCTTGAATACTTTGCTGCTCTCATTAACTGGATCAGAGACAACAGCGGAGAAAGCAGCATTCTAAAGGCAGATGCAGGAAATGCAGCCAAGGCTCTGCAAGACTTTATGGATGTAATTAACGCTGAAGTCCTCGACGTAGATGCGCTCAAGTTTGTAACTACTAAGGCATCAAACGCTATGAGCGATCTCGGAGCAGACCTAAATATGGTCCCGAATGATATTCCAAATCGGGCTTACTATAGCGGTCAACTCACTTCGCTGGCATGGGATCTTGACACAATTGCTGCTAGAAAAATTCAAGAAGAATTCTCCAAGATTAATGGTCCACAGCCTCCAGACTTGACGGATAAGAGTCTGCATCATGCTGTGTTGGAGATCCTCGACTACTTCAAGAGTTATTCAGGCGATGACGCTACGAGATCCACCAGCAGCGAAGCAAAGAATAGTTGGGAAGCGTTTGCTTACATGGCTTCAAAGCCTCAAATGACTCCATATGAGTTTGACTATGCAATTCAAGGTTCTGAGAATTTCATCCTCAATGCAGAGAATTTTATTGCAGCAGCACAAAACTCAGATCAAACGCTCCCCGAACAGAGAAAACTAATCGCAGTTATTAGAAATGCTGCTGATAATGCCAGAGCGTTTGCTGAGACCCTTACTGCGATGAAGAATGATCTTAATAAGGAACCCGATACCTCTCCGGAGCCCGGTAGGAAGCCATCAAACAGTATTCCTCTACCGAGCAGCATCAAGACCGAGGCTCTTGACACAAGTGAAGGCTCCTACACAAAGGTTATTGGCCCTAACGGAAAGGTTCTTCTTTCGTATGTAGAAGAGAACAGATACAACTGGGCGCACGGAACTGCCACTGAAAACACCAAAGACTCGAAGTATCGTCGAACTATTGCCGGTCAGTTTGCTGACAGAAACGGTATCCCACTAGCAGAGGGAGACCGAGTTGTTGACAGTAAGGGCAATCAAGGCATCGTACTTGAAAGAAACGATGTTGTAGTTCGGCAGGGTCGTCGTTATCGAGACTACGTTTGGGTTCTCTTGGATGGAGAGACCGAACCACGAATTCGATCTTCTCGAATGCTAACTCTCCAAGATACTGATGTCGAATGGCGATTCCTTACTGATCCAAAGGCGAAGAAGGGTGCTCCTGTTGGAGACATCATCTTCTACCCTGCTGGATACGCCTTTGAGGAAAAGAAAACTGGAAAAGCAGGGACTAGCCAGATATCTCCAAGTGGAGCGCTTGCGTCTCCAAAGAGCAATGTCGACAGTCTTCCAGCAGATATTGGCGACACAATTGGAGTATTCGAGCGTCAGGATTATGAGGCCCGTCTCAAGGATTCTGAAGGAACTACTCTCCGTCGAGGAGATGTTGTCTCTCATGTCAGCAGTAAAGTTAATCCTGACGGCAGATATGACGGCATGGAAGTTGAAACAAAACTTCTCTTCATCGACAGCCAAGGTGTTAACCGTGGCTACTATGTAGTAGTAAGGCTTCAGAACGGTAAGAGGAAACTCTTCTCGTCCAAGATGCTTGTACTCGACGACAAGTCTCTCAAGGATCAAAGAGCAGACGAAGAAGAAAATAATCTAATTGGAGAAGATGATCCCAACTTCATCCCAACTGGAAATATGAAGGGAGAAGTCGTCTCCTTCGAGGAAGATGTAGCAAAGGCAGCAGCAAAGCAGGCTGCAATCGCAGAGAAGAAGAATGGATCTAAGAAGTCTTCAGGTGGCTCATCTTCTACTTCAGCACCTAAATCAAAGGGCAAGAAACTTCCATACACTCCTGATCCAACAAAGCCTAAGGTTGGGGATACATACAAAGGTAATGCTGAGCCCGGTGATAAGTCTGTCTTCGAGGTAGTCTCAGTCAAAGACTCCCCCGTAGGAGCGACTGAGGTCGAACTCAAGTGGATTAAATTGGAGAATGGTGTCACTCCGTCAAGAGATTTCAGGAAAAAGGTTTCAGTCGCAGACCTAAAGGGATCTGACTTCAAGCCTTATACCGAGATGCTAACTCAAGAAGAGATTGACAAGAGGATTTCTGGAGAGAAGCGGTACGTTCCAGATATAAGCAACCCTGTTGTTGGAGACAAATTCTGGACTTCACTCCCAGCCAATGATAAAAATGGAAAGTACCTAGAGCAAGAAGTAGTTGCGGTCGGGACACACTCTGGTCTTGGAGTTGATGCCGTCACGCTTAAAAAAGTTAAATATCTAGAGAATGGGGAAGAAAAACCATTTTCTAGTAAAGAAGAAATACAAGTACCTCTAAAGATTCTAGCAGAACTGCATTCTCCTGTCCCAGAGATGCTTTCTTCTCAAGAAGCAGACGAGAGGATTGCCAAGCAGTCTGAGCAAAAAAAGGCTAAGGCTAATCCAAAGTCAAGCAGTACGCCTACGCCTACGCCTACACCAAATCCGGAGCCCGAAACTGTTGAGTATGTGCCAATGCTGGAAAGTCCTGTTCCGGGTGATACTTACTTCACGGAGTGGCAGACTGTAGAAAAGATAGTGTCAGTTGAGAGAAATGATGACGGTACAATCAACACTGTTACTTATGAATCTCTTGGTGCTACGGAATCAGACCCTGCTGAGGCAAAAATATATACAGTACCGTTTGATGAGTTCTATTCAGAGCACCAAGTACCTCTCGCTCAGCCTGTTCAACAGACTCTCTCGCTAGAAGAGTATATGAACAGAGAGAACCAGAAACCCAACCCAAGAACAGTTAAATATGTGCCATTTAGGGATAGTCCTGTGACTGGTGACATTTTTATAGACGCTTATAGAGAAAAAAATGCAAAATCAAAAGTTAAGGTAGTCAGTGTTACTGACGGCGTAGTAAAGGTTATCTACCTACAGTCAACGTACCCTAGTTACGTTGGGACGACTAATAATTATAATATTAGTTATTTTTCTACGTTCTGGTATTCATCTACTGAATGGATTTCAAGTGAAGAAGAACAAAAGAGAAATGCTGAACGTAAACATAATCAAGGTATAAATCCTGAAGGTCCAGTTGTAGAGAGTGATAAATTTAAAGAGCATCTAAAGAGAGTCGGACTCGACGATCAAGGATCTGTCACTACTCTGGACATGAGTGGTGGAGGAACTGTTCCGCTCACCGGAACTCTATCCGTCGAGGACGCGGTTGCTTCTGTTGTATCAATGCGAGACAAAGGCTATCAACATACAGTGCTATATGATAGTAGCAGTGTGTCCAACTTGGAAGTTGTGTTAGGCACTGTGTTTGATGAAAACAATAATCCAATGATTAGCGTTCGCTTTAGGTTAGCCGGGTCTGTTTCTGATGCATTGTTTAATAGTGTCATAAGTGACCCAAACTGGAAAGAACTTTCTAAATTCAGGTTCCACGATAGGATAAAGAAGGCTGATGGAATTCATTTACTAGACGCAAGCACTCCAGAGATTTCTTCCATAAATAGCGCAGCAACTTTTATTCGTCAAATGGATGACGGAACAGTTATTGAATACCACTACCATAGAGGCAATGATTCTGGGTGGGTATATGGCGATACTGTAGAAGTCTTTTCTCCACAATCTGAATTTACTAAAGAAAAACTAGATCAAATTCTTGAATCGCTTGGAGTAAGTGAAAACAGCAGACAATATGCAACGGAAGATTCCTTGCGTCGTCTGGCCGAAAATAGGCTTCTTCACTACTTTAGAACAGCAAAATTCGAGGACGGGTACTTTGATACGCCTGAAAGAGTTGCTGAAGGTTTGGAGAGTATCAAAAAAGATTGGGAAGGAGGTTCAACCGAAGTTACTCCTGAAAATCTGACGTACGAGGTTGGGGTAGACGGGCGTCTTGTTATTGCTCTACCAGATGAGATTGTAGATGCAATCCTGAAAAAGGCTAAAAAAGATTCCTTTTACTCAACATTTGACCCTCACTCCTTCCCTGTCTTAAGCATCATTGACGCCGTAGCCCCCGGCATGACCTCCTCTTCACAACGCGCGTTTATTGGGAAACTAAGTTATGGTGTCGGCGCTTCCCCAAGAGAAGACTCAAGTACTGGCGGAGCAGATTATGTATTCATTAGACCGAATGGTTCAAACTCGCAGCATAAAGTACTTGAAAATGGCACTTCTGCCATTATTATGTATGATCCCAGAGATATTGTCAGGAGACTAGACCAGTTCTCCTATACTGAGGATACATATGGTGCCAAGAATCCTAAGTACCACTCTTTTATTGATTGGTTGAATATCTTTAGAGATAAAGATAGAGGCTATGTCGAACAACTTGAACAGTCTAAGTCTGCTACTGCCGAGGTCATGCTTCGTCATACAATTCCACTATCAACAATGCTTGCTATCAGAGTAAATAATCAAGATCTACGAGATAAATACCTTAATCTACTGAGAGCCGCTGGTATTACATCCATCAACGGTATTCCGATTGAAGACTTCTTTGTGGAGCAGGTCACTTCATTTGATAGTGTCTCGTCAGATCCCTCAAAACCACGGCCTCCTATTGGACTAGGACGAGGGTGGTACGAAAGACTGCTTCAACTGCGTCAAGAAGTTAAGGATCGTAAGAAGCGATCACGGAGGAGTTCATAGTCATGGTGTCTCTAAAGAAGTTTAGTACTGAGTATGTTCCTCGTGATTTTAAGCCGGGTCCAAATCAGGTCTGGGGACCATTTGCCGTAGAAGAAGAGGGACTCGGCATGACATATGTTGGAAGACTGCTGCAAGTAGATGACGATGAAATTTCATGGTTTTCCGGCGATAGGCAGCATGTTCGTAGTATTGAATCTAAATCCAACCAGAAAGCACTTAAAAATACTGATGACGGACATATCGTCCTCAAGGACCGTAGTGGATTTAGTACTACTATTAGACCATTAGTAAAGTCTGACGGTCAATTAATTTTTAATACGCCTACTACTGACCTTGTTTATGTACATTATCTAGCCGCTATGAGTACGTTGCCATATATCCCCCCAGAGCATATGGAATTGATGCTCAACGCTGGGCTCTTAGTTGATAATTATGTCTACCCACCTCTAGGCAAAGAGGATGAGCCCGTAACAGCCGCCGCTGACTCATGTCCAGTAGCAACTAAGAATATTGGAGTAAACATCTCGAATCGTCAGCAGGCAATTGAAGCCGCTGGCTATGGTCCTTTGAATCCTAAAGACCCGAATGTTGACTTCTGGCGCAAGAAGGCAGAACGATGGAATACGACATACGCTGAAGCCCGTAAGGCTGTCTGCGGTAACTGCTCTGCATTCATTAGAACACCATCAATGCTTGAGTGTATTTCTAGCGGACTACAGGAGAATGGAACCGATTCTTCTGACGGCTGGGATACGATTAATGCTGGTGAACTTGGGTACTGCGAAGCGTTTGACTTTAAATGTGCATCCAGCCGAACCTGCGACGCATGGATCGTCGGCGGACCTATTACAGAGGAGAAGTAATGTCATCAGGATTCCCAACTCAAATCTTCCTTCTCACTGATGAGAATGACGAAGTTCGCAACCTCATCTATATGGCAAAGACCGGAGAGATCTGGGTCCGTGAGGATAACGAGTGGGTTGACTTCAACATTGACGAGTCAGATCCCAAGAGGCAGTTTGAGGACATGATTTTTACGTCAGTTGACCCTAGGTTTATTGATTTCTACGACTCCAAGGGTGGAGAAGTAACATATCAGGATGCTGCTGATTATAAGTACACTTATATTCTAGATCCAAAGTTTATGGAAACCGATCCCGAGACTGAGAATCTAGAGAAATAATAAGTAGTATAATAACGTAGGATGCGACGAGGAGAGGTCGATTATGCTTGTAGGACGTTCGGGGTCGAATGCGCTCTTCGTCTTCGACAACCTAGGCGTCATCGTCGATGAAAGTTTAAATCTTGTCATCGAAAAGGGGCACGCTCAAGTGCTCGTTGCCTCAGCGGTTTGGTCGGAGCCAGAAGAGCCTGCCGATCCTCTATCACTAGAACTCGCTGAAGCATCCATTACTGATCTTGACATTCACGTTTTCTCTGCTAATGACCGACTGTACACAATCCCCAAGTCCGTCCAAGCAGAAGCAAAACGAGCACTGGAGTGGCGCAAAAAGCACAAGAGGGGTGGAACTCCAGTAGGACTGAACACTGCCAGAATTCTTGCTCGCGGCGGGCAGATCGGGATTAAGAAACTACGTCATATCGCCAGATACTTTCCACGGCATGAAGTAGACAAGAAGGGCACCGGCTACCGACCCGGCGAGCCCGGTTTTCCGAGCAACGGAAGAATTGCATGGGCTCTTTGGGGCGGAAACTCCGCTCAGCGGTGGGCTTCTTCAATTGTCGAGCGTGATAATAAGCGTAAGCCAACCACCGCTGGTGGTCTTCCTGTCGAGTACTTCCCACCGCAGAAGTTTGAACTTGACTCATTCAAGGCAGCAAAAGAACTTCCATACGATGCGGTTCCAGAGTTTATGTGTCGTTGCCGTCTCGACGGATCAGGCATTGACCGCCTATACATGGTTGATCTGGACGACACCCTCTATGTCTGGGACGACGGGGGATGGGACAACCTAGGCGACTACGACCTAGGTCTTCCTGATATGGACTCGGTCCTCGATGACGACAACGATGACCTAGAAGTTCCTACCATGTGGATTCCGGTTGATGTTGACACTGCGGTGAAGATTGCCGCCATGTTGGACAACGAACCGTTCCACTCTCCGTCTGTTGAAGAAATTGACGACGAAGAGTCAATGCTCGTCTACGACGCACTTCCAGAACTTGACTGGACTTTGTTAGATGACGTAATGGTAGCGGCAGGCGATCCAAAGGAGGGAGGTGGGACTGATAGTGCTGACGGAGACTACACCCCCGAAGAGCGTTCTGAGAACGCTTCCCGTCAGGTACGCGACGCTACTGGAAAGTTTTCCAAGAATGGCAGTCGCGTTGTCGTAGGAGGTGATCCATCATCTCGTGGTGTCATTACGTCAATCAATCCAGCGGACCAGACAGTCAATGTAAAGTTGGACAATGGCACCAGCGTAAATGTTCCCGCCAAGTCTACTCAGGGCGAAGACTCTTTCCAAGAGCCAGAACCAGTGTCAGACATTCCCTCAGTTCCACCCGCCGCTACGCAAGGGATTTTGGCTGAGCCTCGCGTAGCGTCAGATCAGCCGGATGCCCGAATTCCGGGCCTCCTTCCGCCAATGACAGGGAACAGTATATCCCTTCTCCTAAATGACTGGCCTGCGTGGGTAGCCGCCGAGCGTGAGTTGTACGCGCAGACTGCACCGAAACCATCCATGCCGACCGAGGACTTGGGGTTTGACACGACTCCCCCTCCGTCCTCAGTTATTAGAGATCCATCTGGTGGTCCCGGCAGGCCAGTCGTTTGGGAGCCAAAGACAGCCCCTAATGCCTACAACCATCCAATGCTTCGTGGCTGGCTCGACCAGCGTAAGTCTGATGGGACATACCCAAATAGAGGTTGGTACAACCCTCTAGTGACTTCAGACATTATTGATCCAAAGATGTCTGCCAAGAAGGTAAACAAGGGTCCATCTACTTGGTACGCCGACCCAGACAATCTTGGTGTGAAGAAGAGTTCTAAGAGTAGTTATCGCTACTCCTACTCCGGCCCCGGAGGGTCTGGAAGTGGTTCAGGATCTTCAAGTTCCACCAGTGCTATTGGATTTACTGCCGCTGCTGAAGATGCCAAGGCTGCCTTTACCCCAGAGACTTCTGATGTTCCGCCTATCTACATGGCACTTGTTGCCGAAGACGACCCTCAGGCGGTCATGGATCTGATTGCTCTTGTTCCAATCAACTCTCAGTCCACGACCCCTACCGTATTCAAACGTGCCCCCGGAGAGTGGGTCAAGGATGAGGGAATCCTTGCAGACCTAAACTCCCCCACTCCACCTCCTGTTGTCGTCCTCGACAGTGACAGCCTTGCCTCTGTAGTTGAGCAAATCGACAGTTCCTTGATGGCCTCAGCGTTCTATCTTCTTGACCGACGCATCACTGGTCTGTGGGTGAGCCGTGAAGAACTCGCCGCAATCATCGCTGCTGGTGGTCTCGACCGCAACCGTGGTCAGGCCGAGAAACTACGTCGCTACTGGACGGTCGGTAAGGGCGGGGCCAAGATCCGCTGGAACACAGGCGGAGACTGGAAGCGTTGTGTCCGGTACCTCTCCAAGTATCTAGGCCCGCGAGCGAGGGGCTACTGCGCCCTGCGTCATAAGGAAATGACGGGAATGTGGACAGGCGACACCGCGCATCGCAAACTTTATGGCAGGAAGAACTTTAGTATTGATCCGCTAATTATTGATAACGAATCTATTATTGCTTCCGCAATTAGTAGGGCTCGCATCGCTGATGCCAAGAATAGGGTCACCGCTCTGAAGGCTTCTGGAGCCTATGAAATTAATGGCGGAGGCTCTGGCGCTACGTTCTTTATCCCGCTGGTAATTCCCGAGGGTGTCGAATCCGGTGATGGCAGGAAGTTTGCCAAGGACGCCATCCAAATGCGAGACCTACCACTACCTTTGATGTGGCAGATCAAGTCCGGTCCCGGCCATGACGGGTCAGTGGTCGTCGGCAAGATTACCCACATGGAGCGGACCAAGAACGGTATTGGTCACGCCTACGGCGTCTTCGATTCAGGCCCGTACGGGCAAGAAGCCGAACGCCTAGTTCGAGGTGGGTTTATTCGCGGTGTGTCCGCTGACCTTGACCGCTTCGAGGCTAACGAAGAAGAAATTGAAGCCGCAGACGAAAATACCAAGAACATTGGTACAGGTAAAATTAACATTACAAAGGCACGGGTCATGGCTGTCACTCTTGTGCCAAAGCCCGCTTTCCAAGAGTGCAGTATTGAAATCGTGCCGGACATCGTTGAGCAGGAGGAAGCCGTGGTCGCTGATGGCGTCTACTTCGAGAGAGTGGACTCAGCGGATGCTGATGCCCTAATTGCTTGTGGCATGGTTGCTGGCTCCATTCCTGTCAACCCTCCCGCTGAGTGGTTTGCAGATCCAAAACTAAAAGGTGCCACACCACTAACTGTTGATGACGACGGTCGAGTCTATGGTCATATTGCTGCTTGGCATGTTGACCATATTGGAATGTCTTTTGGAACTCGTCCTCCTCGTAGCGCCAGCAAATATGCTTACTTCCATACAGGAGTAGTTCGTGCCGACAACGGCAAAGACTATCCTGTAGGACAGTTGACCCTTGCTGGTGGTCATGCTTCACTAAACGCTACTGCCTCTGAGGCTGTTCGCCACTATGACGACACCGCCTCCGCGATTGCCGATGTCCATGCTGGTGAAGACGCTCATGGGATTTGGGTTGCTGGTGCTCTACGCCCCGGAACAACTCCTGAGCAGATTCGCTCGCTTCGCGCTTCAGCGCCATCTGGTGACTGGCGTCCAATTAAGGGCAAACTGGAACTGGTAGCCGTTTGTCAGGTAAATGTCCCCGGCTTCCCTATCGCCCGCGCTCGCGTAGCCAGCGGAGAGGTTCTTGCTCTGGTTGCTGCTGGGGCCAGTGTTCTGGCTCATATGAAGGCAGACTCCATGTACGAGCACTCTGATGTATTGAGCGCTGCTGAAATGGCTAAGGCCAGATTCTCTTCTATTCTATCTGACATTAGCCCAGAATCCGTCGTAGCATCCGGCGATAGCAGCGCCCTTGCGCCCATCCTGTCAGTCTTGCTGGCTGACACGATCACACTTTCACACAAGGTGCAGGGATATCACTGGAATGTGGTTGGCGAAGACTTTGCTCAATATCACGAACTGTTCCAGACAATCTATTCGGATATCAGTGACGCGATTGATCCTCTAGCCGAGGACATTCGTAAGTTGGGCTACCCAACCCCGTACAGCGTAAGCGATATCAATAACATGAATACGCTCAGTGATAGTGGGCTGTCGGTGGCCGAGCCTCGCGCAATGGTTGCTGATCTTCTTGAGTGTAATGAAATGTACATTAACTCTCTCAACGAAGCCTTCTCTGCTGCGAACGAACTCAACGAGCAGGGCATTGCTAACTTTATTGCCGAGAGAGTTGACATGCACAAGAAGTGGTCATGGCAACTTGCATCATCTCTTCCAGATATGTCTGTGTACTCATATCCCAGTGCTCAGGAGAGTTTTGAAGCAGTTTTCTCGACCCTCCAATCAGAGGGCTTAATTGCCTCTACCTCGTCTATGGCGGAGATGGGCACAATTAGCCCAATTACACGGGAGCGTTTAGCCAAGGAGGGCAAGGCTCTACCGGACGGCTCATACCCGATTCGTAATGTGGCAGACCTGAAGAATGCTATTCAGGCTTATGGACGAGCCGAGGCATCAGACCGGGCTAGGGTACGTCGCCACATCATCAAGATGGCTCGCGCACTAGACCGGATGGATCTCCTCCCCGAGACGTGGAAGGTTGCCTCCGATGCTGGAGCCCGCGTTGCCTCGGCTGCATCAGAACTCGCTGACTTCAGCCCAAAGCAGCGTGAGCGTCTAGCCAAGGAAGGTAAGGCTCTTCCTGACGGTTCGTACCCGATCCGCAACACTGCCGACTTGAAGAATGCTATTCAGGCATATGGACGGTCCAAGGAGTCAGAGCGAGCCAGTGTCCGTCGGCATATTATTAAGCGTGCTCGCGCTCTGAAGAAGACGGAATTGATTCCAGACGAATGGAAGGAAGCAGCCGAACTTGAGGCTGTTATTGCGTCTCTTCGCCAGCGGGTTACTGAATTTGCCGCAGATACACCAGAAAATATTGCACCAAACGCACCAACAGTCGATGATCTTATCCATGACGTAGAGGAAGCAAAACTTCCTGAGCCAATTGAGCGTACAATCAAGTACACCGCTAGGACTCAGCCGCGAGATGCTCGCGGGCGCTTCCGTCAAGTTCTGGCTCGAATCAAACAGGATCTAGGAACATCAGGAAACGCTGATGCTCTTAGGAAGATTGAACTTGCTGAGAATCTTGACTTTGCTGGAAACTACGAGGGTGCTGTCAAGGCTGCAAGCGACCTAATCGGAATTATTGATCGTCTAGATACGGGGGCACTTAATCCCACGTCTCTGGAGAATGTCCGTAGCAGCGCCGGAGAACTCGGAAAGGTTATCGCTAACCTTCCATTCGCTTTCGGACAGGAAGCGCAGAAGATCCGTTATAGCGATATTCCACCAGCCCTGCGCGATCTAATCGACAGCATGATTAGTCGAGTTGAAGCCAAGATCGGCAAGGAAGATGCTGACGTTGCCACCGAGACACTTCGTAAGTACCAGTCCGGTGGCGATATGATGAATCAGTCAGAAATCTCCAGTGAAATGGCAAAACTTCTCAGGCTTCTTACCTGAGAGATTTATAGTAAATACAATTAAATAGTCCGAAGTAATGTATCATTCGTATCAGGTGGAGTGCCTCCACGCACTTTTGCGTTCTGGAGTCCCTCAGCCTCGATCATCATCGAAAGATAGACAAATATAAATGTCTATCCTGACTGCCCCGGAGGAGGGACAGTGGACCGAATCAAGGAAATGATGGACACGCTGTCTGAACTCAGTGACGAGCAGGTCACTGATCTTCAGTCTGCAATCATCAACGAATTCGAAACGGTCGAGAAGGAAGAGCCGACTCCGCAGACAGTTGACGCGATGACTTCTCTTGCCGACATGCTTGACACGGTGCGTACCGAGGTCAAGCGTCGTGAGGCAGCCTACGTTGAACTTGCTACCGCAGCAACGGAAGCCGCAACACGAGTCTACGGTCAGAGCGAGACCGAGGACGGCATGGCAGAAGGCACCGAGGAGGTTCCCGTTGCTGATGAGGCAATGGAAGCCCCCGAGGCTCCAGAAGCACCGATGGAAGAGGCTGCAATGCCCGACGAGACAATGACCGAAGAGGTCACTGAGGATGTCGTCGAGGAAGCAGCCGAGCCAGTTGCTGAGGAGGACGAGGAAAAGAAGGTGGCAATGTCCGCCAAGTCCGCCGAGAAAGCCGAAGCGTCAGCCAATGCAGACAAGAACGCAGAACTCTCGACTGAATCAACATCAGAAACATCCAATACAGAATCAATGGAGGCACCCGTGACCGCCGCTGCTGAAAATGCAGACCTCAATATTGAGGTTCCGGCTGACCGTCGTCCCACCGTCGAGGTTATCGAGGCTCCCGTGGCGATCACTGCGGGCGCTGACATCCCCGGCTATACGGCTGGCAGCCCACTATCCGACATGAACGAGGTTGCAGAGGCGATGTCCCGTCGTCTCCACGGCCTCCGCAACATCAAGGGCGGTGACGGCGACCAGCACATCGTGGCTTCGCTCGTGACCTCCTACCCGCAGGATCGCATGCTCTCTTCGGACTCTGCGTCCAACGCTGGCAAGATCAAGGCCGTCGAGGCAATGGTCGCGTCCGGTGGACATCAGGCTCCGTTCGAGGTCCGGTACGACATCTTCGGCTTCGGCGCGACTGTCCGTCCGGTTCGCGATTGCCTGCCGCGTTTTCAGGCTGATCGTGGCGGTATCCGCTACATCGTTCCGCCTGTTCTGTCAGACTACGATGACGCCGTTGGCGTGTGGACCGCTGCAACAGACGCGAGCCCCGGTGAGAGCACCAAGACCAGCCTGACTGTGTCTGCTGCTTCTGAGACGACCGTCGCCACCGACGCCGTCACCCTTCAGATGCAGTTCGGCAACATGGTGACTCGGGCCTACCCCGAACTCATCGCGCGTCACAACGAGTTGGGCCTCATCCGCCACGCTCGTGAGGCAGAGCAGTACCTCCTTAGCAAGATCGGCTCCGCTTCGACGGCAGTCACGACCACCAACCTCATCGGTGTGGCTCGCGACTTCCTCGTTCAGGTCGGTCGCGCTGCGGCGGCTTACCGCTCACGTCATCGCCTTGACTCCAACACCCCGCTTCGCGTCATCGCCCCCGCATGGGTGAAGGACGCAATGCAGGCCGACCTCGCGCTCGCGATGCCCGGTGACGGCACCATCGCAGCCTCCGAGTCGGAGATCGAGGGCTACCTAGCGGCTCGTAACGTACTCATCTGCTGGACAATTGACGGCGATGTCTACGGCACACAGTCAACTGGCGCTCTCAACGAGTTCTCGGACACCTTCGTCTGGTACATGTACGCCGAGGGAACATTCCTGTTCCTCGATGGCGGCACGCTGGACATCGGCATCATCCGTGACTCGACGCTCGTCGGCACCAACGACTACAAGATGTTCATCGAGACATTCGAGGGCATCGCGAAGGTTGGCATCGAGGGTCTGAAGGTCACCTCTACCATCTCGGTCAACGGTGCGGCTGCTGCCCTCCGCGACACCACGGGTGGCGCTACCGCTGCTGCGATTGAACTCTAAGCAGCGAGTAAGACCAAGTAAGTAACCATAAGCGGCGCTGAAGAAGTCTGAAGGAGAAAGAAATGGCGTTCAGGGGTATCTACCCAGCACTGGACCTCACTCCACTCGAATTCGGGCTCTTCAGCGCCGCTTTGGTGACTGAAGGGGAGGCGAATGAGCCGTGGATTCGCGGATTCTCGTTCGAGTTCGATACTCGACCTACTCTCCGACTTGTAGACATTAATGGCACGTCTCCTCACACGATGTATGACGGCTCTGGCCTTTCTCGTTTCCGTGAGGTTGAGTCGTTCTATATCGAGGTTGAGGATTACCGATCTACCTTCAATGCCGCTGGCGAGGATCGTTTCGCTCGCGTGCTGAAGCAGTTGGATGCAGCAACACAAAAGGCCGTTGAGCGCGAACTGTGGAATGGCTATGTCGCACGCTCCGAGCCTAACTCCAATGAGTATCTTTCCAAGGTAGGTCTTGCTGGCTATGCGGCTCTTACGCCGGGAACAGCAGTAGCCCCTGATCGTGGCGTTGCGCTTCTTGAGTATGCCCTCTCGAACTCCCCGGTCGGCGAGCAGGGACTGCTTCACATGACGCGGGATGTGGCAACTGAACTAGGCGCTAACTGGCTTCTGATGCGAGTCGAAGACAGCAAAGGCAAGTTTCATATTGAGACCATTAACGGGACCACCGCTGTTACCGGCGCTGGCTACACCGGAGATGGGCCAATCATTGCTGTCACCACTAAGCAGCGCACTGGCGGTTCAACTGTCCAACTCACTACTTCATCTCCGCACTATCTGACCACGGGGGAAACGGTAAAGATCACGGATCTCGGTGCCACATACGACGGATCATTTACTGTCACCGCTACTCCAAGTTCTACTACGTTTGAGTACACATCATCGGGTAGCAACCTGTCTTCTACCTTAGATGCCGGGACTATGCAGATGGTCGGCACCGCAGATGTAAAGTGGATCTACGCTAGTGGACAAGTCGGCGTACTTCTCAGCAAGTCAGAGGTTGTCAATGAGTCCCTTGCTCAGGGATATGATGTTTCTGGAAATCAGAATGATCTTCGGATCAAGGCTCAGCGGGCAGCCGCCGTCTACTTTGATCCGGCAACGACATACGCCGTAAAAGTCGATCTAACATAATCCTTGTAGAATAGGAACCACTGCAAGAATCTTCTTAAGGAGAAGGAATGGCTACACAGGACTACGCGGCCAGCGTCCAAGGTGTGGCGATCCGGGTCACGCGACTCGACGCCGCTGGTAACCTGCTCACCGGAGTCGGTGACAGTTACACAACCTCGGCGTTCATGCGCGTTTCATTCACGCCAGAGTACGAAGAAGGCGATGAGATCGTAGAGAAGTCGGCCAACGGCGTCATCTGCGTTTCGTACAAGGCTCCCGACACTCTTAAGCGCATCACGATGGAAGTTGCCATCTGTGAGCCTGACCCCGAACTTACAAGCCTGATGTCTGGCGGTCTTCTTCTCCGCAAGACAGTCAGTGGCACAGAAACCAGCGTCGGTTGGGCCGCACCCGGCGTTGGCGATGACCCCGCAGGAAATGGCGTTGCCATCGAGGTTTGGTCGTTCGCCGTCAAGGACGGCAAGCGTGCCGCTACCCTCCCGTACTTCTACTGGGTCTTCCCGTACGTTCGTCTGCGCCAGTCCGGCGACCGTGTCATTGAGAATGGCATGCTCGCGAGCACCTTCGAGGGCTACGGTCTTGGCAACCAGACATTCGCTATGGGTCCAGATGGTCGTTGGGAGTGGCCGATGGCAACCGAGCGTCCGTACTCCTACGCTCGTACCACATGGGCACCGACCGGCCTCAAGGGCTTCTACCAGTGGTATCCGGTTAGCGTTGCGTCTGTCACCAACAAGGTGCTTTCCTCTGATGTTGCAACTCTGACTGCATCAACAAATCACGGATTCTCGGCTGGGCAGACTGTTACCATCTCGGGTGTTGACAGTACTTTCAATGGTACATATGTAATCAGCGCTGTTACCTCGGCAACTACGTTCTCGTATACCAAAGTTGCAACTTCTGTAAGTTCCACAGCGGTTACTGGTGGAACAGCAACTCGCGGTCCCGGCTACTCCGTCGTCTCGTCTCTTGATAGCGGAACAAACCTTGCAACTGTGACCAACAAGGTGCTTGCCTCGAATGTTGCAACTCTCACCACGCAGGCAGCGCACGGGTTCGTTGTTGGTCAGCAGATCTTCGTCACTGGTGTCGGATCTCCATTCGACGGAACGTACCTCGTGGCGTCTGTTCCTTCAACAACTACCTTTACATATACTCGCGTGGCCGATGCAGTCTCTTCGACTGCCGTCTCCACCGCTACGGCAATTGTGCAGGATGCCTTCAACGTCCCCGGCAACATCTCCTACAACGGGGATCTGCCGTTCGACAACATCGTCGGCTCAACCGCAGGCTAAGACACAACCCTGTTACGGGCGACGTGCGCGTGTGCATCAACACGTCGCACGTCGCCCGTTCCAGTTCACGAGTGAGGTAGGACATGAGCAACCTGTGGGTTGAGGTCGAAGAACTCGGCACCTATTCGTCGTCCGAGTATGCGTACGATGCTGTCAAGACAGCGTCGTACATGCTCTGGGCGATGTCTGGCCGAAAGTTCTCTGGCACCACCACAGTCACCGAGAAGTATGTCTGCCCGATCCGTGGCTACCGCAATGCTGCTGACCGACGATTCAACTACCTGCCATCACTTGTCAACGGCGAAGTAATCAACTTCGCTAACGGCACTGATCTTGACGCAGTTGATGGATTCTTTTACAACGAGAACTCAACCCGCACCCGTATCCGCCTTCGTGGTCGTCGGGTAATCAAAGTCCACACTCTACGGACCCAGAACGGTACGGTTGTTCCGCCGACCCAGTACTACCTTGTCGATCACTCCAGCATCCAGACCACCACGACAGCCACTTGGTCTACATGCAATGTTGAAGTGACCTACACTTACGGAACTCCTGTTCCCTATGCAGGAAAGGCCGCAGCAAGACTTCTTGCTATTGAGTTAGTAAAGATGTACGAAGGTGACCCAGAGTGCGCCCTCCCCCAGCGCGTCACCAGCGTCAACCGGCAGGGTGTTTCATACACGATCCTCGACTCACAGGACTTCATCGAAGAGGGCCGAACTGGCATCTACGCCATTGACCTGTTCCTGAAGTCAGCCAACCCAGACCGTGCCAAGGCCCGAGCCAAGGTGTTCTCTCCCGATATGGCCCGTGGGCGCAGGAACAACTCAAGGGAAAAGTTGCTTCCAGTTACGATCTACGATCTTGAAGTTCGTTCTACTGGTGGCACAACAAACGTACCATTCTCGGTAGTCGATGCTGACAATATCTTCGAGAGCAACGACTGGACATACTATGTAGTCATCTCCAACTGGGACGACAGCAAGAGTGCCACACTGGCTGCAACTCCAGATGTTAGCGATTTCGAGAGTCTTGTCAAGAGTGTGTCAAACAAGGCTCTCACCGATAACGTCGCCACTCTCACCACCACAACGGCTCACGGGCTTGAGATCGGTGATCGAGTGACGATTACTGGAGTTGACTCCACATTCAACGGTACCTACACCATTACGGCCACACCAACAACTACTACATTCCGATACGCCAAGACGGCAACGAATGTCACCAGTGCTGCCGTAAGTCCCGTTGGCACAGCAGTTCGAGATGACTCGGTCATTATTGAGGCCGCATATCAGGAGACGCTGAATGTTCTTGGCCTTCGAGACCCCGGAACCTTCACGCTATACGCAACTCGGCCAGAGCCGGGTAACCCCACGGTTGACGAGATTGTTGAACTTTATCAAGGCAATGCTTCAATCAAGTTGGCCGAGCAAGTGACACCTATTTATTCTCCGTGAGGTAGCGATGGCTTTAGATTTGACAGGCGTAGATCCAGAGGCAACACATCTTGCCGACCACCTTCAGGAAGTTCTGGACAAGGTGGTAGCAACGTATGCCTCATACAGCATGCCGCTTCCAGATCGCCAGTACTGGACGCTTGGACAGACCGTTGTTGACTGTGAGCAACTTGTCGTCTGCTTTCTTCAGATGTACATCGGATCTCCCGGTGATGAAGCCAGTGAACCTAGGAGATGCTCAGACCCACGAAGCGCGACTATCACCATCTCAGTGTCTCGCTGCATCCCAGTAGTTGGTCCGAGTGGAAAGGCTCCTCTTCCAGCCAAAATCGAAGAGGGCATGACTCCTGCCGCATACGATGCGTGGATTCTAATGGAAGCAGTTCGGCAGTTTGATACTTGGGAGCAGACAGGGTTTGGCCTTGGAGTTATTGCCACCCTTGAGACTCCCCCACCGGAGGGCGGCTTCCAGACCGTTGTTCTCACCATGACTTCGGCGGTGCCGTAATGGCATATGTAAAGTTTTATGAACCGGAGATGGAGTGGCTCCTAAAGAATCCATCTGGAACAACCGGACGCTTCTTGTCAAGAAAAGGAAGTTTAATTGTCCGGCTTGCTAAGGCTCAGGTTGGGATCAAAACTGGAGAACTTCGTAAATCAATTCACATGAGGCATTTCCGCGATCCTCGCGGGCAGTATCTCTGGATTGGATCAGAGTTGAACCACGCTCTTGTCCACCATGAAGGAGCGAGACCCCACATTATTGTGCCAAAGACAGCAAAAATTCTTCGCTTTGTTTCTCGTGGTCAGGTCATTTTTGCCAACAAGGTTAATCATCCGGGCCACAAGCCTAATAGGTATCTAACTACTCCTATGAGAACCGTAGTTGGTGGTTTGTAATTTGATACACTAGATAAGTCCCATGACGCCTCACAAAGACAGGAAAAACAATGACTCGTTTTAAGGACTTCGGTGCCGGTGGTGAAGTAGCGGACGATCCGCTGTCGTTCAGTCTTCATGGAGAGACTTTCGAATGCCGACCGACAATCCAAGGAAAGACTCTTCTGACAATGGTCGCGGATGCTGAGTCCGACGACACTTCCAAAATCCTCAACATTATTACAGAGTTCTTCCATAAGACGCTTCTGCCAGAAAGTTACGAGCGTTTTGAGGCTTTGATCGAAGACCCAGATCGGATTGTCACCGTTGAAACTCTCGGTGAGATCACGGCTTGGATGGTGGAGCAGTACACAGAGCGCCCTACGAAGGAGCCCGTGCGCTCCTAGAATGGGTTCTTGATGTCTGGCCGTATGCCAATGGTCGGGCGCTGATGAGTGGTCTGAGGCTTCAAAGCATGGAGGCTCAGGAAATGCTGGATGTCATCCACTACATGCTGGAAGACGATTTGAATCTGGTCTCTGCCGAACAGGCCGAGTCTCGGACCAAGACCAGAGTGCTGGTTTATGAAACTCTATACGATAGATCTCACAAATACGGAAAGATCTCTCGTCAGTCGAATAACTCTACGTCGGCGTTCGACATCTACACGGACGAAGGGTTTGTCAATAACCCGGATGGCGGACCAATTCCGTTCGATCCAAGCCAAGGAAGAAGTAGCGAAAGCAGCACAAAAACCGAGCCGACAAGGAAAAAGGTTAAGGGCTACGTCCCTCCGACTGACTTCAATCCAGATGCAATTAACCCATTTGGAAAAATCCTCGACTCGCCAATGAACTAGAATATAGTGTTGGAGGTGGTGGCGCGTGGCACTTGTTGGCGAAGCGCATATTGTTGTCCGCGCTATTACGACCCGAGTCAAAGACGACATTCGTAATGGGTTTGACGGCACGGACCAAATTGCTCAAGACGCAGGCGGAAAAGTAAGCGACAGTTTTCGCAAGGGCTTTGACCGTAACTCTAAAAATGGCCTGTTCAGCAAGAAGTTTGAGAACGAGGCTATAGCGGCATCCAAAGCCTTTGGCAGGATTATGACTGCCAGTTACTTCCTGACCCCGGCAATTGCTGGGGCCGTAGCCGCAATTTCCTCTCTGGTCAGTGGTCTATTTGCATTAGGCGCACAACTGGCATCAGCGGCTCCGGCTGCTCTTGCCTTGGGTGGTTCTCTGTCGGCACTTATACAGGGAGCAATTGTTGCAAAGGTTGCGTTTTCCGGTGTAGGTGCCGCACTAAAAGCGGGTCTAAACGCGCAAGATGCCGCTGCTTCATCAGCCCGTGATCTTTCATCTTTATATAATCGAATTGAACAGGCTCGAAGGAATCTTGCTCGGGTCATTGAGCAGGCTGGCGAAGCGGAAGAAAACGCCACTGACAATGTCACTAATGCGTGGGAGCGTTATCAAGACTCTATTATTTCCACTGCCAGAGCCGTAGACGACCTTGCAGATGCACAAAAAGATGCTGCTGAACAAACACAGCAACTTGGGTTTGACGTAGAAGATGCAGCACTTGCTCAAGAACGTGCGGCTGGAAAACTTGAAGAGGCTCGTACTCAGTTGCAGGCTGTTGCTGATCTGCCAGTTGATTCAGCCGCTCGCCAAGATGCAGAACTTGCATTCAAAGAAGCCGACCTCAATTACCGCCGTGCTGCTGATCGCAACAATGATCTGAAGCAGCAGCAAGAAGAGGCTACTGCTGCCGGGTCTGCCGGTGCTGATGATCTGATTAGCGCATCAAACGCTGTAAGTGACGCCAAGGATGCGGAACTTCAGGCTTTTCGAGACTACGAAGACGCAATTATTCAGGCCGAAAGAACCCGCCGGGACAGTGCTCGACAGATTCTCGAAGCAGAAGAAGCGGTCATTGACGCTGTTAATGCGCTTAATGCGGCGCAGAATGAAGCCACCTCAGGGGTTAATGCTTACGCTAAGGCTATGGAGAAGTTGTCTCCTGCGGCCCAAGAATTTGTTAAATATCTAATCAGTCTTCGTGGAACATTTAAGGATCTTAGAGCAGCAGCAGGGGAGGATCTGTTCCCCAAACTACAAATAGCAATTCAGAATCTTATAGACAAACTTCTTCCAAGACTTATTCCTCTGTTTAAAGAGACCGGAGGAGTTCTTGGGGGCATTGCAGTACAGTTCTCAAAAACTATCACAGAGTCAAAGAATCTAAGTGCTCTTGAACGAGTGTGGAAAACAAACGATAAAGCCTTAAAGAACTTTGGCGGGGCTGGTTCTAACCTCTACACAATTATGATTCAACTGCTAGATGCAGCACGACCGCTGACTAAGCAGTTTTCCAAGTGGATCGAGACCCTCACTGGTGGGTGGAAAGACACACTAGAAACTAACAAGAGAAATGGCGACTTAGAGAGAACTCTAAAAAGAGCAGGAAGAACTGCTCAGCAACTTGGAAGAATTTTCTCAAATGTTTTTAAAGCCTTTTACAAGATTGGTAAAGCCGCAGCGGGGCCGGGTAGCGGCGGGCAGATGATTCTCGACTCGCTTGAGGGAGCAAGTGTCAAATTCCTTGAGTTTGTAAAAGAACTAAGATCAAACGGTGAACTTGGTCAATTCTTCAGAGATGCAGCAGAAAATTTTATTGCTCTTGGTGGATTTGTCACCAAACTTGCCGAAGGCTTCCTAAAACTAGGCAACAACAAGGGAGTTAAGTCCTTCTTTGACAAGGTAAGCGAACCGGGCGGCGCTGTCGAATCTATCTTTGATGCGCTTGAAAAAGTTTCCGGCTCGGGGCTTGGTGAGACATTTGGAGAACTAGCAAACAGTCTTGCTTCTATTTTTAATGCTCTTACCGATTCTGGGTCTTTTCAAGTATTTATTGACATTATTGCAAAAGCAGCAGAAATTGCTGCAAAAATTATTAACAGTCCCCTAGCGATGTGGTTTATCGGATTAGTGGCACCAATTTTTGCTGCGTACCGTGCCTTCAAGTTTTTGTTTACTGTGGCAAAGGTTGCTTTCAAGATTGTTGCTGGTGGAATCTTTGGGATTAAAAGAACTATTGCCAGCATGGCAAAGACTTTGAAAGATCCGTTTAAGGGTCTTAGAAAATCTTCTGAAGAAACAAAAGATGAACTAAAAGATCAGCAACGTGTAGAAGAGCAGAAAAAAGATGGTCTGACAAAACTACAGAAAGCAGTAAAGGGCACTGTCACAGGGTTCAGAAAACTCAAAGATTCTTCAAAAGACATCCGCACGAACATGGGTCAGGCAAGTACCAAGGTCAAAAAATTGGACAGGGATCTCGACAAGGTTCGTCGATCTTCTGGCCGCGCGGGGGGAGCACTAAAGAAGGTTGGTAAGGGTCTGGCAATTGGTGGCGGAGTTGCCGCACTCATTACTGGACTCTTCATGCTTAGCGGAGACGAAATAGACAAACTTGCCGACAAGGTTACAAAATTTATTGACAAAATTCCCGGTATTGTAGAAAGTCTTGCTGCTCAAATTCCGGTAATTATTGAAAAACTTGCTGACTCACTTGTTGGGATCATTGACACGTTGACAGCAGTTCTGCCACAACTGCTCATGTCCGTTGTGTCTCTTATCCCCAAGGTAATTGGTGCTCTAGCCGAGGCGCTACCTAAGATCTTTACTTTCCTCGCTGAGACCATTCCTCAGATTTTGGCTGGGCTTCTCGCGCAGATTCCGCTTTTGATTAGCACGTTGGTTGGTCTTCTCCCTGTGCTAATTGACGCTCTTATCTCACTTGTTCCCGCTCTGATCGACGCGATTATTGTTGCGCTCCCAGTTGTCATCGACGCCTTGGCTCTAGCCATTCCAGACGTTATTGAAGCACTAGCGCGAGCCATTCCAAAGGTAATCTTCGCTCTAGCAAGAGCCATTCCAAAAGTTATCACCGCGCTAGTAAAGGCGATTCCTCAAATCATCATGGCTCTTGTTGATGCTATCCCGAGGGTTATTGGTGCTCTGATTGAGGCAGTACCGCAGATCATTCAAGCCTTGATTATAGCCATTCCTGAGATTATTAGCGCTTTGATTGAAGCAATCCCGCAACTTATTACGGCAATCCTTGGGATCTACCAGAAGTTGCTGGGAGGTATTGGTGGAAAACTCAAGGACATTGGCGGAAAGTTCTGGGAGTTCCTATCAAACGGCGTCAAAGATGCGTGGGAGAAAGTGAAGAACTTCTTTGTCACTATCTGGAACTGGTACACAGCACTTCCGGGTAAGGTTCTCAGGATTGCCGGTAAGGTCTGGAACTTCCTTAAAGATACCCTTGTCACAGCATGGAACAACACCAAGTCATTCTTTGAGGGCGTCTGGACATGGTTCACAGAACTTCCCGGCAAGATTGCTGAAAAAGCCAAGGGTATGTGGGATGGAATCACTACCGCTTTTAAGGAAGCAATCAATACGATCATTAGGCTGTGGAATAACTTCAAACTTGAGTTGGGTCCATACACAATTGATCTTCCGTTTGGCAAGACGATTGACATTCCTAAAATTACGCTAGATACTCCCGATATTCCTCTTCTTGAGAAGGGCGGAATTGTCAGCCCGAACGGGGGAGGAACTCTGGCGATGATTGCTGAGGCCGGTCGTCCAGAACGTGTCGAGCCGCTCGACCCCAACGGTCTATCCAAGCGCGACAAGGCAATGATCGACTACATGTCAAACGGTGGCGGAGGGATGACTATCAATGTCTACCCGTCTCCCGGCATGGACGAGCGTGAACTGGCTGCTGCCGTATCTCGACAGATCAGACAAAGTATGCGTAAAGGACTAGCGTAATGACTCTAGAGAATGTGACGGCTTCCTACCAGTCGCGGGAGAACTACTACGTCCGTAAGGGGCTAACGCCTCTACCGGAGCCGCACATCACCGGCATGAAGTTGCTGGCCGACGTGACACTTGATAGCGCTCCGGTAGTTGTCACTGATGTAGCAGTCACCTGCGTTAGTAACTCAGTTACCCACAAAGCATGGTCTGGCTACACTGTCACTCTCACAACCTCATCTAGTCATGGATTTTCAATCGGAAGAAAGATTCTAGTTTCCGGTGTTGGAACTCCGTACGACGGAACTTTTGAGATTGAGACAGTGCCGTCTTCTACAACTTTTACTTATAAGATCTCCAGCATTGCAACAGTTCCGGTAACCACAACGCTTGTGAGTCCTAATGGTTCAGTGATCTCGTCATCAGTCACACTCACTACAGAGACTGACCACGGCCTACGGGCTGACCAAAAGATCATCGTCAACTATCTCACAGGAAACGCAGCGATTGCCAATGGAACATGGGTGATCGCCAGCAACACGATTGACACCATTACTTACACAGTTCCAGATATCTCCGCTAGTGGTACATACACCGGGCTAAAGGGATCTGTTATCACGAGGATGACTCTCAACACAATTGATGAGGGTGGGGTTGTCTGGGTATGCACCGATATCACCGGGTGGTGGACTCCTGCTGAACCAGAGTTCCCCGAGGTAACAAAGGCATTTGGTGACGGTACCTATGATGCCAGCGGTAGGTTTCTTGCACGAATCCTGACACTAGAAGGTTCAATTCTGTGTCCAAGCCCTGACTACACTCCCGCAGCCAGAGACTACTTCTCCGAGTCCGTAAACCTTGTCTACAAGGGTGCTTGGCTGAAGACGACTGAGCGTCAGATTGGAACCTCTTACTTATCCATTACTTCCAGTCAGATTAGCAATGGAGTTCTTACATTCAAATGCCCCGGACATTCATACTCCGTGGGAGAGACCGTATACATCGCCAGCGCGTCAGTGTCTAAGTCTGTCACAGGAACATCTGGCGGAACTACCGTAACCTGCAATAACACTACGGGACTATTTGTTGGTGCGTCAATTTCCGGCACTGGAATTGCATCTGGAACTCTTGTTACTGCAATCTCGTTCAATCCTGCATCTGCTGACAATGCCAGAACTACAATTACTCTTTCCAAGGCGCTGACGGCAACTATTTCAGCGAGTACTGCAACAGTAACCATTCCGAGATTCACCAGAACATTTGAGATCTGCTCTGTCAACACCAGCACACACAATAACGAGACATTCTCTGTGTACCTAGACGAAGATGATGTTCTTGACACAGACACATCACCCTCGGAAACTTTTAGTCGCTACAGTGTTAATCCATTGACAGGAACCGTCACCACCGGAGAGATTATCAAAGCGTCATTTGTTCGTCTTAGCGGGCAACCTGAGATCGCAAGTGCCACAGCGAGGGGACGACTTGATTTCAGCGTAGGTCTTCAGGCTGCTGATCCAATCAAGTACCAATGGGCTGATACATATGATGGCACTCAGCAAGTACGATTTATCCCAAAGAACGTAGACACCAGCGCCACTGGTATTCAGAGCATTACCAACAGCGGAAACTATCCAGTTGGAATGACGCTGGAGATTACCGGCCCAGTTACTGGTCCTATGAGAGTAATCAATCAGAGCACCGATAAAACTCTGATTATCTCTGGCGGACTCGATGGAACCTCTGTGAACTTTGTTGTCGTGGAGAAAGAACTTGTCGATGGTGTGGCGACACTAAGGACCGAAGGGCCGCATGGCAGACGCAAGGGAACGTCAATCAATGTTACTGACGTGGACGATGTTGCTGAGGACTACTACGATGGGAACTACACCATCTCCAAAGTTCCGACTGACACGAGGATCTCCTACGATAAGCCTCTGGACATCAGTAAAAACATCACGGCTTTCGTTCTTGGTAAAACCGTAAACATCTCTACCACATCTAGCAGTGGATACATCGCTACTTACAATACAAGCGCTGACCACGGCTATACAGTTGGTATGGAAGTAACTATTTCCGGTGTTTCCAACTCAAACTATAACGGCGTATTTGATATCTACGAAGTCATAGACTCGAATACTTTTACATGCGTTATTGGCTCCTCTGGTCTCTCCGGTAGCACTGGTGGATCAGCAACCGCCGCCGGGTTTGCTACGGTCACAAGCACGGGTCATGGGCTAAGCACAGGAACTCTTATCACCGTGCAGGACGTTGACAGAGCCGTCAATGTAGACAACGCCGAGATCATTGCTGTCGATACAAACACGATCTCATACTATGCAACAAGAACTCGTGTTGTTGAGAAGGTGACGTTCGACAACACCACAAGCAACGCATCAAAAGACTCGTACACGATCTACACCAAGGATTATCATGGATATCGTGAAACCGACTCTATTCGACTTTTTGGCTGCGGAAGACCGTTTAATACAACTTCTTCTTCAATCACTACTGCAACAATAACTAAAGTAAATCAAAAAGATAAGTCCTTTACTTTCTTGAGAGACACGTTTTCAAGAAATATCAGCACTGTTCAAGTTGCTGCAACTTCCAATGGCTACAGGGTTCTAGTTGAGACATCTGCTGCACATGCTTTCCTTAGCGGAGACACTGTAAACATGTATGTGCAGGTGAAAGAGACAGATACTTTCCCGACAGGGCTAAATGGCGACAGGACTATTATCAGAGTAGACGGTACAAATTTTTACTACAACGTCATCAGACAGCCACTCTCCTCCGTCAGGGAGAAAGACTACTTTGGTGCTGTCATCGCAGCAGTAGATGATCCGCTTGCGTACACAACTATTCCAATCAAAACAAGTGGACCAAAAGTCAACTACGCAGATATTGTAGAGAAGAAAATTAATAAATCTTCTGGCGGCAGCGTCAGTAATACTTCTACTATTGCAAGTGAAAACAAAAAAGGTATTGCTGAGGTACTAAGCCTTCCTAGAACAGCAGTCACCGGAGGTAGCGCAACAGTCGCGGTTGATCCCGAAGTTCTCACTATTGATACCGGGAAGCGTTCCGTGACTCTTGACTCTGACGCCGAGTATGGGATGGCAAAGATCGACCCGTCAGGGGACTGGGTGACTCTCGCAGCCGGAGCCAATAGCATTAAAATTATTGACAAAGGCGATGCTACTTCTGAAGCGTCTATTGTAATTAAGTACCGATCCGGCTGGCTTTCTTAAGATATTCTAAGACGAAGACCACGACTATGACTAAGACGAAAGCGTGATGACATGGTGACCCTCAGGTCTGACTATCGGTATATCGTCACGGATCTGCTGACGAACGAGATCATCAGCGAAATTCCATTTCGTTCCGTGACGTGGGGACGGGCAGTCCGCCGTGCTGGCTCATTCAGTGGAGACATCGCTGTCATTCCCGACACCGACACTCTTGATCTTTATAACTCAACCATGCCCGGTAAGACTGGTCTATACGTCTTAAAGAATGATGTCTGTGTGTGGGGAGGAATTATCTGGTCACGTTCCTACTCGCCAGAGGATCGCATTCTCTCCGTCAGTGCCGCTGAGTTTATTAGTTACTTCTACCATCGGTTCATCTGGAAGACTCTCACCAAAGACGTAGATGGTGTGTCTGTCAATATTTACGCTCAGGGGGAGGATGTTCCTATTGGTCAATACGAACTCTCAAGTGGGCTGGCAACAGTCACTACGAGGGACATCAATATTGGCCTCGCCACAGAACAAAGACTTCATGGACTAGAGCCGGGGGATGAAATCATTGTCAGTGGAACTGACTCAAGGTTAAACGGTGGGCAGACCGTATATCAAGTCTTAAGTGATAATAGTTTTACGTTTCTCGTTGGAGATAACACAAGTACGATTACGACCACGGATTCATACATCGGGAAGTTCAATAAAACTTCAGACAACTATACTTTCGTAAAAGACATTATGTCTAGAGTTGCTTCAGACTTCGCTGGAGTAAGAATCACGAGAGGGCCATTCCAGCCCGGTCTGGAAAGCACGCTATGGGTTGTGCAGAAGGAAAGACTCTCAAACATAGCCCGATTGACAGTTGACTCTCCACATGGATTGATCCCCGGCCAAGAAGTTGTAGTGCGAGATGTGGGCGATGGGTTCAATGGAACCAAAGACTCCAGCAGAAGATTCACCATCCTGACGACACCCACCCCCTACTCGTTTGAGTACTCAAACCCCGGCGATGACTTCGCGGCTATAGAAGAGAGTGGTCAAAAAACACTAACAATTAGCAAGTTCTCTGTTGTTGGTGGTCTGGTAACCATGACGTTTAACGAAGACCACGAAGCAGCAGTCGGTGACGAAATCATAGTTGATGCAAATAGAAAGAACGCACCTGTCACTGTTCAGAATCCAGACATTGATATCTTTGATGAAGTTGAAGAGATTACAGAGATTGTAGGTGCTACTGGCAAAGTTATTCAATATCAAAGAAATGGCAGCGCTGACTCCTTCTGGTACTTCCAAAAGAACATTACTCATCGTGGATTGGTTTACCAAGCAAGTCCCGAAAAGTGGACTGTAACTATTGTTACTGAGACTGCACATAACTACTTGGCAACAGGGAAGGCTCAGGTTCGGGGGCTTGCTATTCCCTACGATGGAACTTTTGAAATAAATGACACCATTCCAGCAACAAATGTCTTTAGGTATGACATTCCCTCTGCAAACATGACCCACAGCATCCAGAAAAGACGAAGCAAAAGCGGTCTTGTTTTTATCAATACCAAGACTGCTCACGGAGCGGTCATTGGTGACACAATTACTATTGGAAACTATGGTGCTCTTGGCGACTATCAAACTGCTGGTGGGTATAACGGAAACTGGATTGTTTATGACGTTCTTGATCCGTTTACATTAGTCTTTAAGAAGGAAAAACCTACCCACATAGCAACGGTTGCATCTTCTGGCTTTGCGAAAAATTCAAGCACCATTAAATTCTTAACTTCAAGCATTCCAAATATTGAAGTAGGAATGTCTGTTTTTGGCAACGGAATAAAGCAAGGAACAGTTGTAACAAACGTTGCTGGCGCACCCAATAACACTGTCACACTCAGTATTAAAACCGTAGATGGAAGAGCACGAAGAGTTGAGACCAAAGTAGACGGTACTTATGCTGCTGGCAGAACTTTTATCAAAGTGGACACCGTTGCTCAAATCCAAAAAGGCGACCGAGTCTTGAACAACAATGGAACCGATCAGATATCAACTGACACATTTGTTGACTCTATTGATGGTTCTAAAGTATTCTTGACAAAACCACTTGCTGGTACTCTTGGTGACAATACAGATATTTATTTCAACTCTGTGGTTACTTTTGTCTACAAATATGTCGAAGAAAATGGAACAGACGAATCTCCACCGGCAACTGCAACTTTGAAAGTAACATCAAGCAGAGACTATGCCACCGCCTCAATTAACAACAAGCATAGGTCTGGAACTCTTGTCACGCTAACTACGTCGGCTCCACACGGATTTCCCAAGGGGTCTTATGTTGAGGTGAGTGGCACTGGAGGAACCGGAAGTCCACTTGATGGGTGGTTTAAAATTGAAGATGTACCAACCCCGACAACTTTTACATACAACACCACGGCGTCGGGGAATGTTGCTTCTGCCGCCGTGTCACCAGTAGGAACTGCAAAGTCATATGGTGCTATAAAGATTTCAAGAGATGAAATTATTACTAGAACTGATACTGTTGAAGTCCCCGGTGGGAAGGCGTATCTAGGTCCGCGTGTATATGCAATAACCGGAGGAGGATACGCTGAAAACTCTGACATTCTTATTGACATCAATGAGGTTGGAGATGCAGGCACCTACACGGAAAAGACTAGGTACATCGGGAGCAATCTCCAGACAGTAGGTGAACTTCTCGAAGAGATCTCGGCTGGCACTGACGGCTTTGAGTATCGAATTGATTGCTCATACGATAAAACGGCTAATGAATTTACAAGAACATTGGTCCTATCCGGCTACAACATCCCAGAAGACCCAGAGCCGGGAGAGATCCGAACTCTTGAAAGCCTAGGTGCCGATAAGTACGTTTTTGATTACCCCGGAAATATTAAGACGTTCTCTCTAGACGAGTCGGCGGAGGAAGCAGCAACTCGTATGTGGGTTACTGGCTCAAGTGAGGGGATGGGCAGTGAAGCATCGCAGCCTATGTCTGCGGCTGTTAAGACAGAAATGCTTAAGAATGGATGGCCGCTTCTTGATGCAACAGAGCAGATTGATGGCGGCACCTCCCTTGCTTTCCTATACAACCAAGCAAATAGTTATCTAGAGGAGTCCTTGCCGCCTGTAGATAGTATGACTGTCACCGTTAACGGGTCTCTCCCCCCGGTGATCGGAACATACAAACCCGGAGACTGGTGCTCTCTTACCTTCGATGACAAGTTTATGAAGATGCGGCTGAGCAGCGAACAGGAAGTTCGAGACAACATCTACGTTAGAAAGATTTTGGGATACACGGTTACGGTTCCAGATTCTCATGGCGTACCAGAGGACGTAGAGATTGAACTTGTGAGAGACACGGAGGTGGACCGAGTTGGCGACCAGTAGACGTAGGACAAGCAAGAAAGATATTGGGCAGAATCTCAATGAACTTGAACGTCGTGCTCGATCAGTAGAACGTCGTCCTTCTCGTAGTTTTATTGAGAAATCTGTCATCGACTCGGCGTCTCTTGGCGAAGGTTCAGTAACCCTAGGGAACCTAGACTCAACACTTTCTGCAATCATCTCCAATAATTCAAACACGTTTGACACTATTTCTCTCGCATCAGAGCAACTTTCGATCTCCCTAAGCGACACCAGCACTACTGCTACAGCGTCATTTTTGGGTGCTGATGGAAAGACTCAGGTCTACTACCAGAGCACCGAGCCACCAAGTGATGGCCGAGTTGTAGATGATCTTTGGTACGACACGAATGATGACTACAAGCCGTACCGCTGGGGATACGAGGAAGTGTCGATTACCAATGTTGTGGTCTCTGGGGCATCGGCTCCGTACACAGCAGTTTTGACCACGTCTGCCGACCACACACTTGTTGATTCAAAGTACATCTACATCATAGGGCTAGACTCTGGTACTGGCCTTAACGATGAGATCTGGCAAATTTCATCCCACACCGACACGACGTTCACTATTACAGATATCCCCACAGCGACAGCAGGAACGTACTCTGCACAGACCGGAACAGGAACAAGCCAAGATGGGGCGTGGTTTGAAGCCCCCTTTGGTGATGCCGCCCTCGCTAGTCTGACTGTTGGCAAGTTGCTGACTGGTACGCTTCAGGCTACAACAAGTGTCAAAGTAGGTGGACCTTCTGGAACAAATCCATACATTGATATCAATGGAACGTCTGGTATTACGTTCTATGCATCAGACGGCACTACAGAAATTGTAAGTCTAGACATCACTGACGGATCTGCGTCATTTACTGGGACTCTAACCGCCGCTAGCGGCTCTATCGGTGGATGGCTTATCTCTTCGACCTACCTGTCAAAAGGCGAAGTTGGATTCAACGCCCCCACCAGTCCGTTATCTACAGACGTAGCAATCTGGGCCGGAGACACCTACGCAAACCGCACCAGTGCTGAATTCAAGGTTCTCTACAACGGGAGTCTTACAGCATCAAGTGCAACTATCACTGGAACAATCAATGCCTCTGGTGGATACATTGGTGGGTCGTCAAGCGGATGGGTTATTGGGTCTAACCTGCTGTCAAATGGAAACGTAGGGATTAACGCTCCAACGACTACCTCATACTCCACCACTGCCACAGGTACAAGTGGTACTGCAACTCTTACTCTTACATCTGCTACAAACTTTGTCGCTGGTCAAAGTATTAGCGGTACAGGAATTCCAAGTGGAACTTATATTACTACTTTAGTCGGAACTACTGCAACTCTGTCTAAAAACCTAACCACTTCTGGCTCAAGAACTGTAACTGTATATGACGTTGCATTTTTTGCTGGAGATACTT